TAGACCATCTTTAGCCGCGGACATCTCATGCGCTTTTTTTAAACCCCACCCTTTTAATGTCTTTGCACCTATATCGATTTTTTCTAAATGAGCAACCTTATTAAAATGTTGCGCCACTTGTCCTGGACTAGCACCCAACAAAAAAGGACCATCTAATTGTGTTTGCAAATTAATGTGATTGGTATTTAGTGCTGTTTCGATTTCCTCAGGGACAGACGTTTTAAACGCTGTGAACTTTGTATCATTCAACCAATATTCATTCTTGGCATTTGTACGGATACGTTTTACAATACAGTCATCTAATGTTATAATGCTTTCCGTATCTCCGCCCCAATGACTACGAATTTCCTTATCCCCTGTGGGTCTATTTTTAAACGCCCATTGGATTCCACGTATGATAGCACTTTTACCACTGTCACTTAAACCAATGATAACATTAACGCCCGGGTGTAGCGTTAATTTTGTTTTCTTATGAGCTTGAAAATTACGTAATTCAACCGCGTGTATCATTTCTCAAAAAATTTACAAGTGAGCTATTAATCTCCCCCCATTCATAAACAGCTAAACTATCCGCCACCGCTTCATCCTTTGTTTTACTGCCTAACGTTTCCCAATCAAATCGCAAAAGCATCTCATTTTTCATTTGTGTTTTAGAGATGTTTTTACCGCCTGGAAAGACCGTTTGCTTTGCATCATTCTCACTACACCACTCGATGGGATAACCTAAACTATCGCTAAACATCTGTACCATACCCGTGACACCTCCTAAACTTTTTGCAGCGACAGCACTTTGGGAACCATGAGGCAGCTCACATAGAATTATCTTTACCTGCCATTTTTGCGCAATTTTTAATAATTCTACGTTAATGCTATGCAAACGACGTACGAAGTCATCACCGGCTCTGATTCGCGTCTTCCTGACGTTACTTTGCGTTTCAATGCATCCATAATCTAAAACGGCACGCGTCAAGCTCATGACTACATATCCAAACGCTGTAAGTGATGGATCAAAAGCAAGTATAACAGGTGTTTTCTTAGGGTTTACTCTTTTCATTTTTACCGTTTTTTACGTTTTCGTTCGCTTTTGAATTTATCTTCAATATCCTGCCACAATTCTATGACAGCATCTTTTAAATCATCTTCCAGTTCCTCCTCCTCTACCATACGAATACTGTCTTCCAGACTACGTGCTAGCTTTGTTTGCCCAATCATATAAGTGGTGGAAGATGTATATGTTTTTAAGAATTGTAGATTCTCTCGTATGTCATCAACACCATAGTCAAAAATAATTGTGACAGGTGCTTTTCTATACGGAGACCACACACTGTTCTTATACACTTCTACATGTGTTGTAACACCTATCACGCGCTCTACTTTTTTGCCCGCTATTGTTTCAGTTTGTTTGATTTTCTTAGGGTTAAATGTGCGCAAACGAACAGTACTGTAAAACCCAACCGCTTCCCCTCCAGGCGTCTTGTATTTTTCTTGAAACATACCGGCTTCTAAATTCACACGGACTTGATTACTGCATACCATGAGTAAATTATTATCCGAGATTCTTCTAGCTGCTTTTCTCAGCCCCTCACTCAACTCCTTGGCACGTCGTGTTCCCATTTTGTCCCCTTCTGCATTATCCATTTCCATGTTTGTTGATAATGCTGCAAGACTATCCGTTAAAAAGCCATTGATTTTGCTTGTATCCTCAGGTTCCCATTCCCATAACGTTTTGAACACCTCTGATACAGTGTTTGGTGTTGCATAGGCAATTTCCTTTGTATGTAGATCAAACATGCGTGCAAACTGCTTGTCTAATCTAGATTCCGGATCATTAAAAGCATTTATACCGCCTTGCCTTTGGATAGCTCCTCCTATCTCGCAAAGGAGTACAGTCTTGCCGGAGCCTGATGGCCCAAAAATCTCTACTAAAATGCCTCCGGGCAAACCACCTCCTCGGATACGCCCACCACTTATAGCTAAATCAAGAAGTGTGCTGCCTGTACTTACAATAGAACTAAAGTTACCTTCATACTCCTTGCGGCGTTTAATTTTTTTCTTTGTATTGTCTTTAACTTCTCTGGATAATTTCTTAGGCATGTGTATTTACTTTAATTCGTTTAGAATAGAACTGATAGTTTCTTTTGATATGCCTTTGGCCTTTAAGGAATAAAACCATTTTGTTTGGAATTTTTTTAGAACATCCTCACGTATATTTTTAGGCACATAAAAAGATTTCGCTTGCCATGCAGTCTCTATTTTGCTACGCAAAGCAACAATCAACCCCTCTTTATGCGCTGTATCAATTTCTTTTTGTACTAATTCTCTAAGGAATTTAGATTTGTCTTTACCCTTTGTAAGGGCCAATAAAGAAAAATGCTCATGCATTTCCGCGTCCATCAAAAAACCAACTGTTTTATTCTCGGGTTTATCAAACATATTGTAAATATTTAAAAGGGGGTATAAACCCCCTTTAAGTTAACAATTAATCATCTTCTGAGGCTTCCAGGCACTCTTCCCAAACTTTGCAATCCTCGCAATCGTCTGTCTCGTCGATATCCTTGCCAAAGTTGTGTCCATGAGGGCACTTGTTTTTGCCTTTACCTTTTTTGGGTTTAGGCTTTTGCTGCTCCTCTTCTTCCTCGTCACTATCTTCAAAATAGGATTCAATAACATCCTCGCGCAATTGGGAGACTTTGCGGCCTTTGCTTTCTATTTCAAGACCTTTGGCCTCAATAAAAGCGACGAGCTCGGACTTCTTCATCTTTTTTACATCCTCAGGAGTGATGTCCTCGTCCTCCTCTTCTTCTTCCTCGTCCTCCTCTTCTTCTTCCTCTTCTTCCTCTTCTTCCTCTTCTTCTTCCTCTTCTTCTTCCTCTTCTTCTTCCTCTTCTTCCTCTTCTTCTTCCTCTTCTTCTTCCTCTTCTTCCTCTTCTTCCTCTTCTTCCTCTTCTTCTTCCTCTTCTTCCTCTTCTTCCTCTTCTTCCTCTTCTTCCTCTTCTGCAATTGCTTTTTTACTTTTACGTGAACGCTTGCGCTTTGGCTCTTCCTCTTCTTCCTCTTCATCATCGATAAACTCATCATCGTCGTCCACATCAATCATTTCAAAGAACAACTTTTCCAATTCTTTATAAGACAAGATTTTGAGGAGTTTATCCAGATCCGGAGCCTCTTCCATAATTTCAGGGTCAAACTGCACCTTTCTATCTTTGAAATCGATGCGTGTGCATTTTGCGAACTTATTGCCTGCGAACTTCTCCAGGGCATAACGGATTTTTAACTGCATACCGTCATCTGGAGACATGAAATTCCCGTAATCTGGATCTTCCTTTAATTCCTCATTTAACAACTGCTGAAAAAAGAAATCCGTTTCATCATAGATGTAAAATTCATCAGCCTCTACATCTTTGTAATCCTTGGATTTCTTGAGCTTTACAACGTACAAATCGCGCTTTGTTGGACGAATCTCTTTAAGTTCGTCCTTATCAGCACCTTCTTTCCTACGCTTTGCGTGATACTCGCAAATAGGGCACGGCTTGCCTTCCGTTGTTGGACAAACAATTGTTTCCTGATCAGGCCCTACATTTCTGTGAATTTTAAAGGGCTTCTTGTACCATGGATCCCCCGGTAATGCAATTTCCTTTGCCTCATTCCGGTCCATATGATGTTTACTGCTTACAATGTACGGGATGATGTCCATGAAAGCATTTGTTCCGCCTGCTGGTTTAAAAATATTTACACCTTTTGGCAGATTTAGATATCCGTATGCGGATGATTCCTGCTCTTGGCGTTCCGTGTCTGCTTGCACTTTTGCAGCAAAATTAACCTTTTTACGTGTTTTTTTCTTTGCCATTTGTTTTTGAATTTAGATTTTTGATAATATTCGATCTTGCATTATGTTTGCCGCTTTCTAATGCATACCCTATTGTATAAAATAAAGTATATAGCAAAGGGATAGCGACAATAAACCCCAGTATAAGTCGTAAGATACTAATCAGTAACATTATTTCGTTTTAATTTACGTTTCTTCTTTGTTTTTCTAGTACCTTTGAGAGAGTTGATATCTACATTTGCGTCCACTGTACCTTGCAAATCCTCAAATTCTTTTCTACTTTTTTTAATATTCTTAGGCATGGAAGGGCCTGCAAAATAGCTTTGCCCATGCAATTTTACAAGATCCGAAAGAGAGCCTTTTTTCACATAAGAAATTTCCTTGTAAGCTATTTCGGCCATATTGGTTTCATATTGTGCCTCAAGAAGCTCTGATTTCAATTCCTTATACTCCGGATCTACTCTGTAATAGGCTTCAATATCTGCGCCGTTTGGCTTTGCTTTCCCTACGGTAGCCTCTGGATCCTCATTGACTTCCATTATGAGTTCGCTTCGCTTTGTTTTTATTTCCTCCTCTAAACGGGAAACTTCTTTTTGCCATTCCGCGTAGATACGTCCATATTTCAACGTAAGCTCTGGCAATCGTAACAATTCTACATCTAGTGCGCTCTCATCAATAGCGGCATCTTTTGAATATTCGTTTTGCATGATTTTTAGTTTTTAATTATGGCATAACAAGCGTATACAAGTCCAGGAAATCCAGAATTGTAAAAAGGCTCTATGAATTCTTCCATGATACGTCCTGCACGGACCTCATCCTTATTCAATAAAACTGCTGACATATACCCCAAAACTTGCCGTCGGATGCTTTCCGCGTCTTGCCCTTTTAATCCTCTTAAAATTGCAGCTACTTTGTTCCAACTAGAAGTAGATAAAAGCAAGCGACAGAGTTCAATACCCTGCGCTAACTGCTCTGATTTTACTTTAGCAACATCAATTCTTTGCTCCTCAGGCACCTGCAGAACTTGTTCCAAAATTTGAATTGCATTACGAGGATGTCCTCCACTACTTTCTATAATTTGAGTATAAATTTCCTTATCCCCTAACTTTTCACCCTCCTTTTTGCTTATGTGACGGAGTAACTTTTTCATCTCAATATCTTGCAATTGAGATACTTCATAGCTTTGGCATCTGCCCCGTACAGTAGAAATCAATTTTTGTGGGTCTGTTGTGCAAAGAATATAATACACATGATCCGGCGTATCTTCCAACGCCTTTAGTAGTGCATTTTGAGCATCTTTTGTCAACATATGACATTCATCTAATACCCAAACACGTGCTTTTCCAGAAAAGGGCTTATATCGTGTTTGTTTGCGGATATTACGAACTGTGTCAATTCCTCTGAAATCTGCTACATCTAATTCTTTGTAATCCTCGCCTTCTGCACCGATTGTATTTGCTATGATTCGCGCCAAAGTTGTTTTTCCACAACCTGTTGGCCCTGATAACAAAATAGCATGAGATAACGTATTTTTATCAATTGCTTTTTGCAATGCATTTGTAGTGGCTGAATTGCCATAAAAAGAATCTAAGTCTTTTGGCCGATGTTTTTGATATAAACCCATTTTAAGCTACGTTTGGTAATTTGTATTTTTCTTTTTGCGCGAAACTTCCATCTACTGGACATAACTCTGCGTCAATCTGCAGAGGAGCAATAATCCACCTCCATGCCTTGGGAAGTTCTACTGTTGCTATTCGTTTTACATTATACGCGACAGCCTCCAATTCATCCGGATGTACGTCTAAAATAACTGCATCATGGATTTGACCTATTAATTTAGAATCCATATTATTTTCTCTTAACCACTTATCTACTTCTATGAAAGTCCATAATAAGCAGTGAAACGCGGCTCCCTGCACTGGGTAATTGATAACATTATTCTTCCCCATCACGCCGGAAATGCGAAAACCGGTGAGTAAATCAATGTATCCTTTCTTTTGGTAATCTTTTATCCAGCGTATCTTCCATTTACCATAATCTTTGAATCTATTATTCCAAAAATCATCCTCTATTTCTTTTAAATGCTTTACGAAATGATTAAAAGACTTGATACCTTTGAAAATCATATGATCTGATATATGTGCATCTGCATACGCTATTCCCATACCTTTTTTCCATGTCGTATGAGGCAGGGATGTCCACTGAGCTAATCCAGCAGCATTATTTCCATAATAATCCCCGTAGAATTGAGGAAATATAAATCCATTTTTTGCAGCATTACGCAAAGTGTCATGATCATCCCTGTTTATATCAAAATTAGAAATCTTAAAAATTTGTTGGGCTAAGTCTCCATGCATATCATTGTGGCTACTGCATAGGTAGTCCATCATTGTTGGGTCTTTATGGTAACAAGCCGCGATGGATACTTCCAGCTTACTAAAGTCCAATTCCATCAGCTGGTGGCCTATTCTGGGAAAAATAGCGCTGCGAGTTAATTTCATAGCCTTTTTATCCCGTTTTGGAATGTTCTGGAAGTTGGGAGCGTTAGAACTACTTCTAAACGTTCTAACCGTGTGCAAATTAAAGAATGGATGCATAAAACCGTCTACTTGCTCTCGTATAAAATTACCAAGATATGTATCACGAAGTTTACGCATCTGCCGTATTTCTAAATAAGGCTTTAGCTCCGGAATATCTAACATACCTAAAGCCTCTTCACTTGTACTTCCACCACCGCTTGCGGTGCGCATAGGGGGTTCTATTCCCATATGAGAATATAAAAGTTTAGCAAGCTGCGTAGGGGAATTGAGATTAAACTTTTTGCCATATAATTTACGCCATTCCTTTACAAAATCACTTTGCATGAGTTCCGCATCAGCGTCCAATATTTTTTTGCTTAATATGCGACTTTGTTTTTTGCAGTAATTCACATCAATTCGCATACCTTGTTGTTCAGCTCTAGCAAAAGCCAAAATTCCCTCGTGCATTAATTTATACGCGTCTTTGCTTGTTGCTGTTATTTCCATACTTGTTTTATCTGTTTACGGTATAATTTAAAGGTGAGCAAAGCATCCATCCCACAATAAATCATTACCTTTTTATAGTTGATTGGGTCCTCCTCAATGTCAACTAACTTATTAGTGGAGTTGCTATCTTTTTCATCTTCACTTTTTAACAAATAATTGACGTCTCCATCATAATCGTAGATTCCAAAATTTGCAAGTGTTTGAAATTTCAGCCCTGTTACACCTGTACGACTATCTAATTGATGAGAACCTAACATAGTGTCAAACCACCAATTTTTTACAGTTATACCATAAATATTATGAACCCATGTATGCTCAAATTTCATGTTATGGGCTATTTTCTTGCTCTGATTTTCTAAGACATCCTTATATAAATCAATGTGTTTTTGTTTCGTAAGTTTTGGAACAACAATAGCCCGTTTGTTTGTTGCAAACGCAGTACAGACAATTTTATGATTTTTTGTGTTATGGGGTTTGAGCCCTGTACTTTCTATATCCCAAGCGAATGACTTTTGTTTCTTTACCCACTCCAATCCCGCAGTGATTTCGGAATCTGTGGTGCATATTTCCACGCTTTCATTTACGTTAGAATAATTTGGTACGCTCTTATTTAGGTGTGCCAATGCATTTTGAATGTCCTGCTTCCAAATTGTCTCAAATTGCGGAAATTTTTCTTGTTGAATTATTAAGGAGGGTTTATAGATAGGACAAACCCATGCGTGATACTGAATGTCAGGGATTGCCCATCCACGCCATTTATCCATCTTACCTAAATCCTTTTTCCATTTCTCACCGATAACACTCTCAACAGCAGTTTGCCCAAATAATAATATCACTTTTGGGCGGTACTTTAAAATGTCTTTCTTTAATTTGCTGCGGCACGCGGAGATATGCTTCTTTTTTATGCCTTTTGTTTTGCCCTTTACACGCCCAGGGTGACAACGTACAGCGTAAACAGTCACACAATCTTCGTAAATGTTTACGCCATATTTTGCCAAAGTTTTTTTTAATAGTCGGCCGCTCGTGCCTGTCCACGGCCTACCTTTTTTATCATCCATTACAGTTGGTGCATCCGCTACTAATAAAATTTCCTTTTTAAAATTGCCGTAAGGTTCAAACTTAGGATTCAAAGCACCTTTATTTAAACCGCAGGATGCACAAGTATTTCCGCGTTTGTTATCTTCTTTTTTTACATGAAAAAATCCTTTCATAATGATTGCACGCGTTGTTTGAAAATAAATAAATACTTTTTGTGGAATGTATACATAAAATCAGGACCTTTTATCGTAAATATACTATCCTCAAGTATAACAGAAGTGGAATGCCTTTCAATTTCTTTATTTAAAGCATCAAAAGCACAATTCCTAACCATTATTGAGGCTATAACATTGCCCTCAGAAGATTGCTTGATATTCACACCCGGAATTAGTTTCTTTTCGATTCCGGCAATTATTTGCGATAATAAGGTCCTGCGATGTATCATGATTGTGTGATTTTAGTCATATACCTCCATTTTTTAGACTTGAATTTCAATGCATCTTTACTCACAATGCATTTATTTGTAGAGGCTAGAATTGTCTGCAAGAGCTGCGGCATAATAATGAATTCGAGGTACTTTGTAGCTTCCTTCAGCTTTATGGGCTCCTCAAAACCTCCTGTTTTTCCTTGTGAGCTGATCACCATTTTTTTCTCGTCCGCTGCGATTGTTACAAATTTCTCTTCACTTTCTTTTAGAAAGATGCTGGCTCTTTCCAGCAGTTTTTCAATTCCATCTGGAAATAATAGTTTACGACCTTTGAACTCAAAAAAAGCATCCAATTCCGGCATTTCAGCAGCCATAAGGCGGCAACTAAATTGGGAACCTTCCTCTGTTTTAAAATGCACCCAACTATCCGAAATCGAAATATGGGTTACATCATAGTTTAACAGAGGAACGATGGAACTTTTTGGTATCAGGATATCTTTTTTCAACGTGAAATCCGGCAAAGGATATTGCGCAATTCTAAAAGAATCCGTGGCTTCTGCTACGCCATCTTTTCTTACACGCACACACGTCAAACCAGGAGAGGACATATCCGTTGCGCACGCCTGTGATGTAAAGCGTAAAGCATCTAAAAAATCCGAGGGTACTTTTTTCCACTTAGTCGCCTCATCAATTTCATCCAGAGGCAGAACTATTTTACTATGGAAAACTAACCATACTTTAGAGCGTCCAGCCTTTATGTGTAACTCGTTTTCTTGAGGTTCCAGTTTTATGTTCTTTGCTTTACTTTTGTTCAAAAAGGCATAAAGCTCTTCCGCTTTTACTGCTCCCGTAAATCCCACAGGCAATGGATGGCTGATACTTATCTCATCATTGTAGGTAACAATCTTGTCATCCATAAATGCGAAATGTGTGCTTTGATCAATCATTTCCTGACTTGCCAAACCAGGCTTTACCATTGTCAGTGCTTGCGTCAAATCAATTTTATCTATTTCCATGTTGCATATTTTTAAAAAAGTGATTTTTGTGTTTTTAACGTAAAGGGCCAGGGCCAGGGGGTAAAATAGTTTGATAAATCTTCGTAATACAAAACATTGATTTCATTACGGGCTTTGTAATGATTCGCAACTCCTCGTTTTGAAATTCTGTAGAGCGTTCTTTTTGCAGTTTTATCTTTAGGTTTTTCACCTACCCAAAACTCGTCAGGGCCTCTTTTATAATCTGAAGAGACTTCGATATATTCTGCCTCTCCTAAAATATACCCTTTTTCAGCTAAATAGGCATCTACCATCTTTTTACGTATAGGGGACATGGTATTATAATGTTTGGCTTCCCCGATATCTACAGAAGAACTGGACTTGTTACTGATTGCTATCTTTAGAGCATTGACATCGTAACGCCATGCACCATTAATGCGCCTAGGTATTTGAATAACCCCTGTTCGGGCCATAACATTCCAAGACGTGCTATCAACTGAAT